TATCAGATGTGGATTTTTCAAAAAGAGAAATTCCTTGGATGTATGATTTTATTAATCCTCTATCTGTAGATATTAAGAATTTCAATTCTACAATTAGCAATACTCCAGAATATGTATTAAAACTATCCAACACTTCTTATAATTCTCTTCTTTCTAACTACAATGCTTCAAACAAGAAAACTCTTCCAGACGATCTTTTAAAAAGATTAAGAAATGGGGAAAGAACTATACCTCTCCCGCCAGACAGGGTTGACTTCTATTTTTATAAAAAGGATGACTGGAATCTATGGGCAGACCCAATGATTGGCTCAATCCTTGATGACATTATTATGCTAGAAAAAATGAAGCTGGCAGATATTGCAGCATTAGATGGTGCTATATCTAATGTTAGATTGTGGACTATTGGCGACTTAGACCACAAGATTATACCGACTAAAAAAGTTATAAACAAACTCAGGGATATTCTTGCCAGTAATGTTGGTGGCGGAACTATGGATATGGTCTGGGGTCCAGAGCTTAAATTTACTGAGAGTCAGTCTCAGGTTTACAGATTCTTAGGTTCTGAGAAATATCAACCTGTATTGACAAGTATTTATGCTGGACTTGGTATTCCTCCAACACTTACGGGAGCTAGCTCTGGTGGTGGATATACCAATAACTATGTATCTCTAAAAACATTGATCGAGAGACTAGAGTACGGTCGAGAAGTCTTAGCTGCCTTTTGGAGAAAAGAAATCAAAATTGTTCAGAAAGCTATGGGTTTTAGATTTCCGGCAGAATTACATTTTGACTCCATTGTTTTATCTGACGAAGCTGCACAGAAGAAGCTGCTCATGGATCTTGCCGATAGAGATATTATATCTCAAGAAACGCTTCTGGAAAGATTTAGAGAGATTCCTTCTATAGAAAAGGTTAGAGTAAAGAGAGAGGTCAAAGAGCGAGATACCGATAATGCTATACCTAAAAAGGCTGGACCATATCATAATCCTCAACACAAAGATGATGTAGCTAAGATCGCCCTAACAAAGGACACTATAGATACTGAAACGTATCTTACAGGTCTTGGGCTTCCTCCTTCTACTTCTGCTCCAGAACTGGAGCCGAATAAGCCAAACGTACCCAGTCAGGAAGAATTTTCTCCAAACATGGATAATGGAAGACCTAAATTTTCCAGAGATACAACAAAGAGAAAAGAAAAAAGGGTTCTACCTAAAAGCTCTGACACCACTCTGGCAACTCTATGGGCGCTAAAGGCTCAAGAAGAGATATCAGAAATTCTTTCTCCGGTAGCGCTTGCGGCTTTTGATAAAAAGAATTTAAGAAGCCTGAGTAAAAACGAGACAGATCAACTAGAACATTTAAAGCTTTGTATACTTACGGGTTTAAAGCCTTTCATGCACATAGACGAGTCTGTAGTTAAATCGCTTTTGGATACCCAGATTAATCCACCAAGAGTTTTCTCTGAGATGTCTAATGCGAAAATAGAAGACTTCACATCTGTTAATAATAGGAAGCCTAATGCCTCTGAATTAAAGTATATTTACTCATCATCCTTTGCAGAGATGGTCGAATTAGAGCAATAAAATCCTATTTTTTTTAATTTTGTGTATTACTGTCTGGAGGGTAATATGAATATATACGAATATGAAAAACAAGACGGTCTAGAGTCTCTGATAAAAAATAATACGGTCAACTATTGCGCCATAGCAAAGGTCGTTGATTCTTTGCCAGAATCTGATGCTGTATGTATTGTAGACAACATTCCTGTCGGTGTAACAAAGGCGGAAAACAAAGATCAAATAGACTTATTTCATCTAAGCTCTATTCTTGTCTCTACTGGATGGAACAAGAACGACGATGTTTTTGATCCTAATGAAACTTGGGCTGCTAGAAGTACTCCAGAAGACAAGCCATTTAACTATATGCATGACGAGATGGATATAATTGGCCATATTACAGCTAATAGAGTTGTTGATTTTGACGGAAACCCTATTGACGAAAGTATAGAAAATCCTCCCAAAGAATTCAACATTATAACCAATGCGGTTATTTATAAATCTTGGAGCGATATAGAGCAAAGAGAAAGAGTTAACACTTTAATAGATGAAATCCAAGAAGGAAAGTGGTTTGTGTCTATGGAGTGTCTTTTTCCTAATTTTGATTACGCTCTTATTGATTCGCAAGGCGATACTAAAATAATTGAAAGAAGCGAGGCTTCGGCTTTTTTAACAAAGCACTTACGGGCCTACGGAGGGAGCGGACTTTACGAAGACTATAAGGTAGGAAGGCTTTTGAGAAACATTTCATTTTCTGGTAAGGGTCTAGTATCAAAGCCCGCTAATCCTCGTAGTGTCATTTTGGAAGGAAATAAATCTTTTGATGAATCTAATTCACAAATTTTAACTGTATCTTCAATTAAGGAGAAAACTATGTCAGATAGTAATGATACCAAGGTTGCTAACTTGCAGTCTGCTTTAGATCAAGCAATTGCAGAAAACAAGCAGCTATTGGAAAAAATTGCTGCCGAAAAGGAGAATGACTACGAGGCAAAGCTTCAAGGTCTTGAAACTGTTTTGGCAGAAAAGAATGAAGAGATCTCTCGTATCAGTGATGAGAAAGAGTCTCTAGCTTCGTCTCTTAAAGAAGCCAATGAACTTTCTGAAGCAATGAAGAAAGAAATGGAAGAAAAAGAAGAAGCTATGAAAGAGATGAAGAAGAAGGCAATGCGTATGCAGAGAAAGGCACAGCTTGAAGAAGCTGGCCTCGATTCTGATGCCGCTACTGCCGCTGTAGAATCTTTCGATGGTATCGACGATGCTGCTTTTGATGCTGTAGTAGCTCTTTATGCTGCTAAACGGCCAGAAGTAAAAAAAGATACCCAAGAAGCAGAAGCACAAGTAGAAAGCGAAGACCTAGAAGTTGATTCCGCTGAAGCTAGCGAGGAAGTTCTTGAAACAGCTGAAACTGTTGAAGAGAGCGTTGCTAGCTACGATGATCAAGAAGATCCAGCAAAATCTCTTCGTTCGGTTGCTAGTGATGTTTTTGCTTCTGTTTTGAAGTCAACACCAAAAAACTAATTAATCAAGGAGATAAATAATGGCTCTTAAAACTGATAGAAGTACTCTTCAAACTGACATTTCATTCTTTATGAATGAAGCGGCTACTAGGGGTGGCGTTGCCTGTCTCAGCACTGGTGGTTCGGGAGCAGCTATGGATCAAGGCGAAGCTTTGGTCACATACGCAGCACTTCCTTCTGGAAAAGTTCCTGTAGGTTTGTTGCTAAATGATATGGTTGATATTGACCTAACTCGTCAACACCTCAACCAACACAAAGACGAAGTTCAGAAGGGTAATAAAGTTACCTTGCTTCAGAAGGGTTATGTTGTTACCAACAGCATCGAAGGCGCAAGTCCTGCTGCTGGCAACACCGCGTATGTTGCTCACAGTGGAAACTTGGCTGCTAGCGATTTGGCTAACGACGACGGAGATGCTGACGGCTCAACTAGAGTTGTTGGTAGATTTCTCTCTGGTGTAGACCAAGATGGCTACGCTAAAGTTTTCATCGACCTCCCAAACACTAATGTATAATTATAAAGGAGATAATTTTATGTCAACTAAAGAAATGCCATCGCCAGAATTTTTAGATCTTATTGTAAGATCTGGTAGTTCTGATAGAGCAGTAGCTATTGAGGCACAGCGCGAAATCGCTAAGGCTCTTGAAACACCTTTGAGAAAAGGCGTTCTTTTCGGAGATGTTGTTACATCTATTTACGAAGCAATGCCAATGGCCCCCGGAACTGATCCAGAATTCCCATTGGATCTTCTTGCTCCCGGAACCGAGTCGGAGCACGTTGCGTTTACCAATCCCGGTAACGGACGTATTCCTGAGCGTCACGTTGAAGGCGATTACATCAAGATCAACACCTACGGCATCACTAGCTCGATTGACTTCTTGCTAAAGTATGCTCGTGAAGCAAACTGGGGCGTCGTAGCTCGCGCTATGCAAGTCCTAGAAGCATCGTTTGTTAAGAAAATCAATGATGACGGCTGGCACACCCTTTTGGCTGCTGCCGTTGACCGTAACATTTTGGTTTACGATAGCGATGCAGCTGCTGGTCAGTTCACCAAGCGTCTTGTAAGCTTGATGAAGACCGTTATGCGTCGTAACGGTGGTGGTAACAGTGTTACCGCTCCCGGAAGCTTGACTGATATCTACGTTTCACCAGAAGCTAAAGAAGATATCCGTAACTGGGGTGTCGATCAGCTTGATGAAATCTCCCGTAGAGAAATCTACGTTTCTGGAGACGACGGAGCTTCGATTACCAGAATCTTTGGTGTCAATATCCATGACCTCTTCGAGTTTGGTGACGGTCAAGAGTACCAAGATTACTTCGTCAATGAGCTTGGCGGAACGATTGAAGGTAGCGATGTTGAACTTATCATCGGTCTTGATCAGGGTGCTAACGACAGCTTTGTTATGCCCGTCAAGAAAGAAGTTGAAATCTTTGAAGACCCTGCTCTTCATCGTCATCAGCGTCAAGGTTATTACGGTTGGGGCGAGTTCGGCTTCGGCGTTCTCGACAACAGAAGAATCTTGGCTGCATCGTTCTAATTTTTAGAGCTAGTGTTTAAATTATCCCGTCCCGTCGCCTTTGGCGGGGCGGGTTCTTTTGGTCTGACAAACAGGAATTAAAGGATGATTGATTTCATTATAGATGTTGAGCCTCTAAGAAACCAAGGTCTCGACGACAACGCTATAGCGGAGCACTTATCGGCCAAAACTTCTGGCGTAATGACAAGCAGTAATTGTAAATTTATCTTACAACAGTCTGGTGCTTGTCTAACTGATCCAGTTCTTATTAATCAAAGAACCGGCTCGCTTATCGAATACTACAAAACATTAGATCCCGCAAGTGAGCAAAGATCATTAATAGCATGGTTTCTTGATGAGGTTTTCACTGGCGATCAAATTCGTACAAATGAATATCCTATATCGGTACAATTTAATGCCGTTCAATCTGCACTTCCTGAAAATCTACAACCCGTAGCAGAAGCCTTGGTGGAATCGGCTGGGGGAAGACGGTTAAGTGTTACTGTTGCTGATATCGAGGCCGCCAAACAAGCCTACGATCAACAAGAGGCCGACCGATTGGCCCAAGAGGAGGCTGATCGACTAGAAGCCGAAGAGCTTCAAAGACAGTATGAAGAAGAAATGCAACAGCGAGCCTTGGCCGAAGAGCACTCTCGCAAAGCCCAATCATTATGGAACATTCACATTGCCCCACTGATGGACTCAATAGAAGGTCCAGTGACGGATGGTGCTGTCTGGCAGGCGGCTTTACAAACAATGGCAAACGAATGGACGGCTTAACGAATGACAGCTCCAAATGGACCAATTTTATTTAATAACAGTACCGGGTCGGATACTACTGCATCTGGTTTAGGTGCTGCAAATGTTTATGGCACTGGGGCTTCTACCACTGGTGCTAGTGCTGTAGTGACCGGCATCTCAACCACTGGTGTTAGTGCTGGTGATCTTTTATGGGTCCAATCTTCTAGCGGTCGTCAGTTTTCGATCATTGCGACCGTTGATAGCTCGACTCAAGTTACTTGTGACGACACATTTGACAACACGGAGTCGGGCAGGACTTGGGCGATTGGGGGAAAGCGTGCTACGTTAGCTGGTAGTCAGCATATCTACGATTTTGAAGAAGTGACAAATGCAACAATAGAAACCGAAACAGATCAGACTATAAACTCAACTATTTTCTTGAGTCAAAGTCTCGGCAATTTAGTCAAGGGTTCCGACGGCACACAGGTCATAACTGGAACACACAACGGGCCTCATTTTAATGGCAAAAATATCTCCATAGCAGACCTGACGTTTGCAACATCAAACTCAACAAACACTAGCACAGCAGCGTACCAAAGCTACAACGGCAACAATGTCATGCGTGCCAAGAACCTAACAATAGATGGTCTTGCGTATGGAGGAACGAGCAATGCAACTAACTGTTCCCACTATTGGTATGGATGCAAAGCAACGAACATTACTAACTATGCTATCCAACGGTTAAGTGGAAACATGTATGCAGAAATGACTCGATGCTATGTCGATACGGCAGCGGGTGCGATGGCTTGGGGAGGTGGCACTAATATTGGATGCAGGCTGCACAACAATATTATTTTGAATTGTTCAAACGATGTTTTGAGTGCTGGTGCTTCGACAATATCGCTCATCGTCTATGGCAACATATTTGCAAGAGGGACTTCTGATTGCATAGCTGTAAATGCTACTAATGCAGTCGCAGATCCACAAATCGCATACAATATTTTTGCATCGAACAGCGGGTATGTGTTTAATTCAAATATTGATCCAAGCAAAGCAGCGGGCATTTACTCTAATGTGTACTACAACAATTCATCGGGGAGTACTGCAACAGGAAGCGTAGAGTCAGACGCAATCAACCTAACCGCCGACCCCTTCGTTAGTGCCGCAAATGGAAACTTTAATTTGAATGATTTTCCGGGCGGTGGAAACCTTCTACGTGCAAAATATTACGAATTAGGA